ATAATTGTGATAATCCAGGCCCGCGTTGGAAAGCCCGTTATTGGTCATGTCGGTGGGGATGGGGTCGCAAGCCCCTCGACAAATAAGCACGTGTTTCAATAATATACACGCTCGCCTGGGCTAAACAATAAACCATGTCCATAATTCACGCTAACTAGATAAATATTCCTATGCAATTTTTTGCCTGGCTTACATTCCTGACTGGAATTATTCTGTCGGGTATTGCCGCGTTTTTCTCCGTGTTCGGGCTGGCGCTCATTTATGCAGGAGCGTTCTGGCCCGTCGTGTCATTAGCGAGCACCCTCGAAGTGGCAAAGCTCGTTGCAGTAACATGGATGTATCGCTATCGACATCTGGCTGGGCGGGGCGTTCGTGCATATTTTTACGTCGCAGTCATTATGCTCATGCTCATCACCAGCTTGGGCATCTTCGGCTTCTTGACGCGGGCCCACGTGGAGACCGAAGGCACGGCGGCGACAGCGGAACTGACACTCCAAGAGGTGCAAGCCCGTGAATCTCAACTAATCACGGAACGCGACCAAATCAACGCTGAGCTGAAAGTCTTAAATGAACAATCTTCTCAACTAGTCACGCAACTCGGTGCCGCACAACGACTCCGAGGATCTTCTGGAGCGGTCGCAGTGCAACGGGAGAATGCAACACGACGCACAGCACTTTTATCAGAACTCAAACGTATCAATACAGACCTGACTGCGGTACAAAAAGAACGCATTGTCACTGAAACGGACACAAACAAAGCAACTGCTGATATTGGACCTCTGCGTTATGTGGCCCAAGCAATATACGGCAATGATGACTTAAGCACTATTCGCACCGCGGTGGTTTGGTTAACGGCAATTCTAATGATTGTCTTTGACCCCATGGCGATAATGTTACTCATTGCCGCGAATATTTTATTTACGCAGCGAAACCCAATAGAAGTAAAAGCTCCCTCTGCTCCTATCTCTCTACATCCTATGGAGCCGACCCACGTGACACCGCCTGATTCGACGCCCACAATACCGTCTTCTGATACAACTACAATATCACATACAGAGAAAGAAATAAATATCAATCAAAGCGATGTGCCTAATTTCTTAGTGCGATAACACACAAAATCTGGTATAATTAGACATGGAGTTATTATGTCAACGGTAGAACTAATTAATCGGCGCACCGTGCGTGGGCAAGCATTTAAAGAATGTGAATTTTGTGGTCGTGAAAAATACGACAACAAAAGACAACGCTTTAATTATCAATATATCGATGAAAACACCAACCGATGGGACACGCATGTCTTCTGTTCAAAAGCGTGTTATTCTGCATGGCGCTGCATGAATGCGGGGTAATCCTATTCGCCGGATTCGCATAGTGGCGATTGCACCGCTCTTGTAAGGCGGCGAGGAAACTCCACGTCGGTTCGAGTCCGACATCCGGCTCCAATTACGGAATATACAATTATGCCTATATGGGATTTTTATTGTATGCAATGTGAGACGACAAAAGAACTATTATTTCCGTCCTATGCGGCATCATGCGACGTAAAATGTCCTACTTGTGGGTCGGCCTTGATACGGCAAGATTCTCGTGCAAACTTTGTAGTGAACGGCTATAACGCGCAAAATCTGTATAGCAAAAAATCCTAATGCATCCCGACGCCGTTCCTAAGCTTACGCCGTTTAATGTCATGACAGAGTTACAGCATCTGTCCGTTGAAGAACTTCGCGCAATTGCTAAAACTCGTCACATGCCCTACGCAGTTGCATTAGCGAATATCACGGGCGATCTCAATACTGGCGTCATGATTCGCACTGCCTGTGTGCTTGGGGCGGAGCGAGTTTTCATTTTTGGAAAAAAGAAATACGACCGCCGTAGCACAGTGGGGGCCCATCATTACATTGAGATTGCACACTTTGAATCCGACCAAGAAACGCATCCCTACAAGTGGAGCAACGCGATGCAGATTATTCGGATTAACGGGTATACCCCTGTGCTGATTGAACAAGGCGGGGCCCCGTTATACGAATTTACGCCCTCGGCGCTGGCTACCTCTCCGTGTCTGGTATTTGGTGCAGAAGAAACAGGAATTCCTGAAACAATCTGTGCCACCGAATTGTGTTATGCTATTCCACAGCCGGGTATTATGCGATCATTGAATGTCTCAACCGCCGCAGGAATTGCAATGTGGCATACGATGATGGGGCTAACATTTGCACGGGCGTCTAAATACTTGTAGATATAGCATGCTCTTGTGGAGCAAGGAAGGCAAAAGACTATGGCAAAACTTCAGATATCAGAAATTTTCGAAAAGCTAAAAGAGTTTACGGGCGAAGGTGCTACTACAAAAAAAATCGAATGGTTAAAGAAACACGACAGTAACACGTTGCGAATGTTACTACAGCATAATTTTGATCCAAACATTGCATATAATCTTCCAGAGGGAGACCCTCCGTTTAAACGAAATGACGCACCCGCAGCGGATCTAACAGAATCCACATTATATGCAGAAACACGTAAGCTATCGTACCTCTGGTTACAACCCAGTAACTCTGCCCTCAGTACGCTGACCAAGACACAAAAGGAACAAGTGGAAGAACTTCAAGTTATTGAAACCGCGAAAAGCAAAGAACTGCAAGATAAAATTTTAGAATATCGCAATGCGGAAAAAGAAATTGAAGACGCACGAGAGGCAATTGAGCAGGCAAAGTTACGATTAAAGCGGGCCATAGACACGGCACAACGAGTGATGAAAGAAGGTCAGGAACTTAATAAGGAAGTTGAAGCGGTGTCACAGAACGTGCAATCGCGCATGCGTTCGATTGTAGGTGTAAACGCGGAATTATTGAACCGCGCACAACCTAATCAAGCGCCGGCGGCTCCCAAATACAGACTGGAAATGCAATTTATTCAATTATTAGAATCTCTGTCATCAGCGGAAGCGGACATTCTTCTTGCTGTAAAAAGCAAAACGTTACAGAAAAAGTATCCTGTCACGAAAGATATTGCCAAGAAAGCATTTCCAAATTTACTTTCAGCATAATCAACACGAAGTTTCGTGTTATACTGACATGCATGAATATTTTTGTTTTAGACCAAAATCCCTTCATTGCCGCACAGTTGCATAATGACAAACACTGCGTCAAAATGATTTTGGAATCGGCGCAATTACTGTCTACCGCACATCGTATGGTGGACGGGATACCATACACTGATCGTACGGTCAATAACCGACGCATTCAACGATGGAAACATTCAGACGCCGAACGCGACCGGCTGTTGCTCAAAGCAACACATATCAATCACCCGTGCAATGTATGGGTGCGGTCGCATCGTTTCCATTATCAGTGGTTATTTAATCTCTTCAGCGAACTGACTGAAGAATATACACATCGGTATTATAAAGATCACGCGTATGGTGTCAAAAAGAACCCCGAATTTTATCACGCACTGGAATGCATTCCTCATGGTCTACATAAAATGACAGGGGATGTGTGTGCGCCGCCGCAAGCAATGCCGAATGAGTATAAGGTATTAGGGCCGTCGTGGGACGCAACCGTAAGCGCATATCATAATTATTATCGTGGGGCAAAAGCAGCATTCTCCACATGGAAAAATAAAAAGACTCCAACGTTCATGTGCGGGAATAACTCAGTGGTAGAGTGCGACCTTGCCAAGGTCGAAGTCGCGGGTTCGAATCCCGTTTCCCGCTCCATTTAAAAAGTATTCTATGCATATTTTTGATGATGTATTAGATCCGACATTAATTGATTCATATCGGAATAGAGTTGCGACACACTTTGACGCAATGATTGCGAAAAATCATCCTTACATGGCATTTTATCCGACACGGAATGTCGTATTGAAATTGGATGACCCCGTTATTTCGATTATTCAACAATTTCTTGAATCTCGCCTACGCGTAAAACTCACATGTTATGAGGCGGAATTACAAACATGGCCCGTCCGGTCATACTCACAACTTCATGTGCATGATAATCCCGGTCGACGTAAAGGAGATTACAATAGCTCATTGTATTTAAATGATAATTTTTTTGCGGGAGAATTTTATACCGAACATGGTATAGTCATTACCCCAAAGAAAAATCGGCTGACATTTTTTGATGGTAGTAAAATCAAACACGGGGTGCATCCAGTTGAACGATGTCATCGATACACTATGATTTTCTGGTTTCGGGATACCGTGTTTTATTGAGATTCACATGAAGCGACTAATTTTATTTTCGGGAGGCGTCGAAAGCACCGCATTATTGACGATTAAATCCACAGAAGATGTGGTTATTACGATTGAAGATACTTCCCCCGGTGAAACAGCCACATTTAATAAACAAGCCGTCCTGAATATTGCTGCGGCTATGCAATGTGACGTAAAATTTTGCACCGTCTTTACTCCGTATGAACGCCCCCGCACCAATGATCAAACGCACTGGGTCTATCAACTGTGGCCATTTCTAGCCGTTGCTTCAGCGTGGTGTGCGAAAGATCCAAGTATTTCAACAATTTGGTATGGATATAGTTTGCCACAAGACGAATCCGACGGAACTGACTCGTTATATGCCCCGTGGAAAAAATA